CCTATATTATTTTGTAAATATGCTTGTGTTTTTACAAGCTGTTCTACCATTGCTTTATTAGCTTTCTCAGACGCTATAAACCCACCAGTAATCTTTCCTAACCCGGCAGCATATTTAAATAGTTTAGCATCACCAATTTCAACGTTAATAGCTCGTAACCGTTTAGAAAAATCAAATCCGCCGGCACTACTCAATTTAAATTCTTTTTGTAAGTCTTTTTGGCTTTCTATTAAGAATGTTAGATTTTTTATTGACTTCTCAGTTGCATCAGCAAAGTCTTTAAAATAAGCTTGAGCTCTACCAACGCCTGCAGACAATGCTGCAAATTCGCTGATGTTGGCTGAAACGAGCTCGCTGACATCTTCAATAGCCGGACCAACACCTTTTAATGACGCAGCGAAGGTATCCATTTCTTTAGCAATTTTAGTTACAGTACCGCCTTTATTTAAATCGCCTATAGATTTAGCAAATTTATTAAATTCATTTGCCATACCGAGTCTAGGTTGTTTCTTTAATTCATTAACAGACACATGATTTGTAGATCTCATTGGTTGACTCTTTATTATAAATATTTACAAGTTACTTTTTGAACTTTGGTCTGTTGATCTTATTTTTTTGTCGATTGACTTGATCTTGTTGATCTGCTGCAGCATCGCTCCGCATCTTGTTGATTCGTGATACCCATAGTTTACGAATTCGCAACGGCATCGTGTATATGTCTTCAAATGACCAACGACCTTCTCCAGCCCATAATAGGTCAAATAATTGATTATGAAATAATACTTGGTCTTTTGCTTTAAAACCAAAAAAGGTCGAGCTTAAATTGAAATGTGGCAGGATAAGTGGCTCCCGCATCATCCACTACTTCCGTTTCATAATTAATACCGGGTGCTGACTCTACAATATATTTTCTAAGTTTTCTACTATCTATTGCTCGCAGTTCATATTTTAAATACTCTTCTATAGTATTAACGTCCGTATCTCCGTTTATTGCATGAATTGACATTTTGAGAAATGAGGAGTTAATTGATTCGGATTCTACTTTATTAGCATCTGCAGCTGATAAATATTTAAATTTAATAACATCGTTATTACTAGGAATAATATATTCAAAACAACCGTTACTATCTGCTGCTTTATCAAATGTTCGTGATTTTAACTTTGATAGATCCAATATTGCATTTACCGGCTTATCCGTTTTAGGATCAGTGACTGATACTGGATATTCATTTCCATATCCTAATATTCTAGCAGATATAATTAACCATTCTTTGTCACCAATAACAAGCTCGGAAATATCAACTCCTGGTGTTACAATTAATGCTTCTAACAGTTTATCAAACATAACACCTTCGCTTATATAACTACTATTAGATAGTATGTCTTCATCATACGCAGTCATGTGCCGCATTTCTATTTTTCCTGAATTTAACACTGATGTTTCTGCATATACTTTGCCTTGAGATGGCAATGTAATTATGTTTGCAGGAAATTTGCTGTTTTGCTTTTGTTGTTCGTACTGCTTTTTTGCTAATTCGACAATCTGTTTGTTGTCTAATCGATCGGTAACTTTACTCATAATATCCTTATTATAACTTTATTATAAATATGGGTGAACACAAAAAATGGGTAAAAATTAATCTACCCATTTTATTAATATGATTTGTATTTTTAGAAATTTAAGAATGCCCAATCGTATCGAAGATCCATTGAAATTTTAACAACGTCTTCACTCGACCAATCTAAGTCACCAAAATTCGTACTAGTAATAAATGTTCCTTTTAATATCCACTCTTCAACTTTTTCACCTAATGGAGAAAGAGAAGTCAATGTTACTTCTTTTTTATACATTGATGAATACCCATCTCTACCAGTTGCAGATTCATGATGTAAACGTACCCAATCCATAACAGACTGTGCTGCTGATGGTACAATTGGATCATATAATGATATTGAGATTGAATTCCATTTAGTTTTACCTTTTACGTAACGCTGAACGTTCATGTGATCTAATACAATTTCTCCATTGTCTAGACTAGGTTTAGCAGATGAATGTATAAGATATGCAGGGATACCTTCAATTTCCATAATAAATTGATGTGACTTCTTTGGTTCCCAGGAGTATGCGTTTTGCCAATAATTATTATCAATACCATAATCAGCAAAATCCGTATTTACTCTATCTTCTAATGCCATATTTATTCCTTATATTTTAATATAAATATAACGAACAGTAAAAAAGGCAGAACCGAAATCCTGCCTTTTGTGTTATTTTTTAATCCTATTCAGGAAATGATGCACCTGTAGGTTGAATATTAAAGTCTAAGACAATAAATTCTGCCGTTCTAGTTGGTTGTAAAAATATTTGACCATACATTAGATTTCTATCTATTACGTCTGGTGTGTTATTTGTTTCATCCATTACTACACGGAATGCTGACAAACCTTGTTGTGCTCTTACTTGTTCTAAATAAGGATTCACAATGCTCAAGAATCTGTTTCGTGTTGCTGAAGTGTTTTGTTCGAATACTAGGTATTTAGTTGACGACGCAATAAACTTCTTAACTTCGATAAGCAAACGACGCACATTGACACGATCTAATGCACTTGGACGAGCTTGCAATGTCTTTTGCCCCCAAACACAAATTCCTTCATTAGGGAAGTTTGCTATAGGATTAACACGGTTCTCATATAATTCATCTCTATCCGATTGACTTAGATTCTTATATGTACCAATTGCCGTTGTCAATCCACCTCTAGTTAAACCGGCTGGTGCATACCATGGTGCAGTTACAACATCATTAAATGCTAATACACCTGGCATCACTACTGATGGTGGAACAAAAATTGGTTTATTTTTTCCTGGATCTACAACTCTTACCCATGGGAAATATGTTGCTGCATAATTGCTATCAATATTTGTTACTTGTTGAACTACAGTATCAATATTATCTGTTAATGCATTACTATCCATTATATAAAATGTGTCTTGTCTTTGTTCTACCAAGTTTCTAGCAGCACTAGTTACTAATGGATGAAGGCTATCAATAACACCTGGTGTTATCAACATGTTCATATCATAATAATCTGCATTACTTAACAATGCGAATGCTTTGTTATATGCCTTAGTTCCAGTTGTGGCTATACCACTACAATCAAATCCAAATGTATTTGTAGATTTAATATTCGTTCCTGACAGTTTAGGTAAATTAGGACGAGCTCCATCAAATCCACCTTGCATTGGCACCATAAACTTTCTAGTGTTAATAGAAACATTGCTGGTAAATGTATTAGCATTCAATGCTGTTGTCAATGATCCACTATATGCAGTTGCTGATGTTGGGAAATTTGCTGCTGCGTCTTGACTCACATCACCTAAATAAAAGTCTACATTGCTACCGGTAGTTGAGAAAGTGGTTGGGATTGGAGATAAATAATTCAAGTTATTCAAATTATCAAAATCAAATCCAAAATAGTTTCTGCTATTAAATGTGGTTTGAACTTGCGATGTCAATGTTTCTGCAGCAGGTAAATTAAGTGATGCACTATACATCGGAATTGGCGATGTTAATGCCACGTACCCAAATGGTATCAATGTTTCACTGTTTGTTTTTTCTGCTACACCTGGATCAACTTCTACTCTAATAAATTTAGATAAATTAGGATAATCACCATTAACAACAATATCACCAGCATCAGTAATTGTGCTGTATCGATCGCCAATTACTCTAGAAATATATCTAGGTGAGTCTGGATCTAAATTTAGATTTGTAAATGACTCAACGATATCCGGCGTGCGATCTGTGTCTTGAGATGAATATGGGGTGTTAACAATATTTGTCGTATTGACGCGTCTTACCTCTACCGTAAATGTTCCGTATCCATTTGGATCTGAAACTTCACTTGCAAGTCTCACATCACGAATACCAATTTTTACTTCGGTACTAACTGATGTACCATGTGATAATGTGTGAAATTTAAATAGATTCTTTGCAGTAGTTCCAATTTTTTGAGAAGTAATAAACGGCGTTGCTGCTGTTTTATAATCTTCTAAAAATGAATATGCACTACCAGTTACTTGCGCCAATGAAATAGTTACATCAGCCATATTATTAAATAAGCTAGATGCTGCTTTATTTTCATATTGAACATATACTGGATAATCTACTGATTTAGGAGACTTGCCATATGTTTTTGTTATATATGAATTATCAGTCGATACGATTGAAGCTGATACTGAAGCTCCGTTCCCTGCTAAGAATGCACTAAAGCCTGGTATTGATGTGTCAGTAGTAAATGATCCAGATACTTTTATTTCAAATGAACCTGACGAATTATTATTAATAACCGAGTCTTCAAAATATGCCGCATTCACAACACTACCAGCACCTAATACTGCTTGGGTAGGATGAAGTATATGTGTTACAGTTTCAACTGCACCAGCACCAGAACCTGATTTTGCAATGACACCAATTGCGCCATTTTCGATAGAGTAACCATCTTCATATAAAAGTCGTGTTACTGTTATTACATTTCCATTTCTTAGGTAGTCATTAACTACAAATGGAACATATGAATCATCTGTATATGATCCGAATATTTGTTCAAATTCACCATATGATGTAATTTGAGTCGGTACTAGTGCAGGCCCCTTTACGGTTGACCCTACTATTGCTGCACCAATTTGTGCTACTCCTCCGGCTAAAAACGATTGATCAACTTCATTCGTAAATACACCAGGCGAAACAATTCTTTCTGCCATTATTATTCTCCTATATTTTGTTTATTATAAATATGGCGGTTTAATCCCAAACCTATGATTGTGTAAATGTACCTGTATTGATATCAATTGATCCTTCGCCATATCGCTCTTTAAGATCTGTCATTAGGTCTTGTTCTTGCAAACGAATTGTTTCAAATTTAGTTAATTCTGATGCATGAAGTTTTTCTATTTCTTCTAGTCGCAAATTCAAGTTAAATTTTTCAATTTCTAAATTACCTAGAGCAGTTGTTAATTCATCATATTGTTGGCCGATTGATTTAATTTGTTCAAAATCAGTTTTGTCCAGTTTTCTAGTTGACATAGTTTATAACCTTTTATTTTTAATATATATAATATTATACTATAATCCAAATAATATATGAGTTTAATAAATATCAATGATTATTCTGTACCGGATATACTATTAATAGAAGATAATGAAACCCCAATTATGTTAGATATACTATTAGAGTCAATACTTAATATTAAATTGGAATACCCGGATGCAGGAGGGGGTGCGATAATACTTAATGTTGGTTTATATGTTAAAACAGAATTTACTATTCCATTTTTTAATATAAAACTCCCATGGTTTGACGAAGTTTTATTTGCAGGTGCAGTATTATATATAGTTCCATTTTTTACAATCATGTTATCTCCAAATCACTAAATATTACTGTGTTACTAGATCCGGTATTTCCGGCTTTTAATTGTATTTGATATATTTGATCTTTATCACTTGGCGGCACACTAACTGATATGTTTTGCCATGTGTTTATTGCAGCCGTTGAGTATGACGATGTTATTTCTAGTTGCGATCCAGTTTGATATTGCTGACCTGTATCAACTTGCATTAAAGATGAGGATGGGTATATGTATTCATACTTTAATATTAAACCTGGTTTTTGCGTGTCATGGCTTGAATTCCATCTAGTATTAACACTAGCAGTCATTGCAGATCCAGATGCTACAGGTATTGCGAATGATTGTATACCCTCTCCGGCTATTTCAATTCCATCTGCAGATTGTGAATATGTTGTTGAATAATTAACAGTTGAAAATTCCCAAGGTCCGATATCTCGATTAGATAATTTAGATGTTTGTTGATGGTATTGTGTAGAAGATAATCCCATATTACGAGGATGACCTAAAATATCAGTATCTATATTTTTATGAGGGGCTTGAATATAAACTGCTGTATCTGCATTACGAGTAGAATCATTATCTGCATCACTTTTACCACGTAGTTCTTCATTTAATAGATCTGGCTT